GCTTCGCCGCCATGAGCAGGCTCTGCAGCGCGATTTGCTGTTGCCGTCCGAGCGAAGCCGGTACTACATCGAGTTCAACATCGGCGGCCTGCTGCGCGGCAACCAGGAAGCGCGCTTCAAGGCGTACGCCGTGGCCCGCCAGTGGGGTTGGCTGTCGGTCAACGACATCCGCCGCCTGGAAAACCTGCCGCCAGTCACCGGCGGCGATGTGTACCTGCAGCCCCTGAATATGGTCGGGGCCGGCACGCAGATGCCGGAAAAACTCACTGAGGCATCGGACGAGCAAGTCCGCGATATCCAGAAGGCCCTGACATGAAAAACTTCCCTCGTATCGCCAGCATGATCTTCAACACCCCGCAGATGGTGCGTGAAGACTGGCTGGACATGGCTGTGAACTGGGCTAACCAGGCGATGAACCTGAACATCGTCAACCTCAACCCCGGCGGTCAGATCATGGCCATGGAGTATGACGAGCCCATCAATGCCATTTCGCCGGCAGAGCGCCGCCTCAACGCCGCCCGTGAGAGCGGTGTCTACGTCCTGCCCATTCATGGCGCCTTGGTCTCGCGATCCGCGCACATGGACATGTGCACCCCCATGACCAGCTACGAAGGCATTCGCTCCCAGCTGCAGGCCGCAATGGCTGATGATGCGGTGGAACATATTGCGCTGGATGTGGACAGCCCCGGTGGCTCTGCCACCGGCATGACCGACCTGGCAGAAGAGATCTTTGCGGCCCGCTCCATCAAGCCCATCACGGCTATCGTGAACTTCTCCTGCTACTCAGCGGCCTATGGCCTGGCCAGCGCGGCCAATGAGATCGTGCTCAGCAATTCCTCGGGCGTGGGCTCCATCGGCGTCATCGCGCGCCATGTGGACATGAGCAAGCGCTATGAAGAGCAGGGCATCAAGGTCACCACCATCTTTGCCGGCGCCCGCAAGGCGGATCTGGCCAGTGATGCCCCGCTGAGTACCGAGGCAGCCCAGTGGCTGAACGAGCTGGTGCAGCAGAACTATGCGGAGTTCACGGAGCTGGTGGCTCGCAATCGCGGGTTGAGCGTGGCTGCGGTGCGCGGTACCGAGGCGGGCGTGTACTTTGGCGCCAAGGGCCTCGAGATGGGCTTGGCCGACCGTATCGAACCGCCACAAGCGGCCATCAATCGCATCGCAGCCAGTGTTTCGGCTGGCCGTAAGTCGCAGCCGGTGCGGAGTTTTAGCGCGCGTGCGGCAGCTATGAATTTGCAGAGCCAAGCTTAGTACAGGCGGCGCTGGCATCGCAGGTTATTGGGAGAACAACAACGGCTGCTCATTGCTAATGGATTGGGTCGATGTCAGTTTGAAAAGGTGGTCAATTGCCTGCGGGTAGTGCAGTGCGAGGGCTTGGTAGGTTGCGGTCATGCCGCTCTGATAAGCAACATACATAGCTTGTTGTTGCTGCCAGTAGTTAGAGCTAATTTGTGCATTAGCCTGAGCAATTTGAACATCGCGCCAGTTATTGCTCTGAAATACATAGGTGAGCTGCTGAAGCCTAATGCGCTCAGTTTCCTCTTTGGCTATATCGATCTCTTTTTGATTTTTTGTTAAATCTGCAATTTTTGCCCAAAGGGTTTCTAAGGCTTTTTGGATTGCATCGGAGGCAGGATTCTCGATGAACGCTGCCAAAAGGGCGTCTGCTTGGTCAGTGAGGCGAGTGATCGTAATGCTGGTGCCGCTTGTAGCGGCTTGATTGCCAAACTCAATGCTTGAGTAACTGTATGACATGGTCGATTTGCTGCAAAAGGGTTGCGCATAGTGCATGAATTCATGCACTTGGGGCTAAATTTTTTGGGTTTAGGGAAAGTTCTAGCTCCTCAATTAGCTTGACGCCAAGCTCTGCAGTCAATGCTGTGTTCGCATCGATTTCGTCCTGCACCTGAAACAAGAAATCCTTTGTGTCTTTGATGTCAGTTTTGCAGCGTGCAGCGAGATCTAGCAGCCTCGCTCGGTGATCAGGCTCCAACTGCCCGCCAGCATCAAGCGATTGAACTAGCAGACTGACAGCCTCACTCAGGCTGTTGAGGTTGAGCTTTAAAACACCGCGCTCAAGCGCAGCGTTATCGAGCGCTCTTTCAAGTGTCTCAAGTACACGAGGGACACTTTCTAGCACTGAAGATGTCACATTGAAGCTTCCCTCTAGCCGCGCCACGATCTCTGCATTCATAGAGCGTCCGGACTGCTTGGCAGCGGCCTCGATTTGGTCTTTCAGCTCTTGTGAGAGCCTCAATTTGTACTGCGGATCTGTCTGTTTCATAACTGCGCCAATGATGGACCAAAAAGGTGTTGCTCTCAACGGACCAAAAAGGTACATTTCATTTGCGGACCAAAAAGGTCCGATGAAAAGGACCGTATGAAAGACAAATCTCAAGCGGAAGAGCAAATGAAGATCCGGGTTCCGGCTCATGTGCATAGCTGGCTCAAGCAGCAAGCAGGCCAGCAGGAGCGTTCAATGAACTGGTTAATAAACAAGCACTTAGCGAAAGCCATGGATGCCCAGCATGAAAAGCGAGCCTGAAAAAGGAAACGCCTCGGTAGCTGTAACTACCAAGGCGTCGAGTGTCAAAAACCAAGGGATCAATCAAGGAATCGACATGACGAATTCTAAAACACCAAGCGCAGAAGCGCTATCTTTCAACGACGTCACGTTTGACGTGGTGGGCTGGGCTGGCAAGCTATGGCTGAAGGCCGTTGAAATCGGCCGTGCTCTTGGCTATGTCGATGACAAGGCGGTCCAGCGGATCTACGCGCGCCACGCCGACGAGTTCACCAGCGAAATGACAGGGATGGTCAACTTGACCACCCCTTCCGGAAAGCAAGATGCGCGAGTCTTCTCTCTGCGTGGCGCTCACCTGCTGGCTATGTTTGCGCGCACCAAGATTGCCAAGGACTTTCGCAAGTGGGTGCTGGATGTGCTGGACCGTGAAGTGCAGCGACAAGCGCAGATGCAGGGTGCGGATACAGCACTGACGCCGGCGCGCGACGGTGCATTCGCCGGACTGGTGATTGCCGCGCGCCGCAAGATGGTCACAGCCCTCGCGGACTTCGAGCGCCAGATGGCTGTTTGGGAAATCGTTGATGAGGAGGCTGATAGGTCGATGCCGGTCTCACAGATGCAGGAGATCAGCACGCGCCTTGAGCGGCTGGGCAAGCTCTTTCACCCATTCAGCGACCAGTTTGTGGATGTGCTGGGCATCAGTCGTGCGCTGCGAGGCCTGGACCCTCGTATGGGAGCCAGCAAGGCTGGCTGGGTTGAAGTTCTGCCCAAGATCACTGCATAACAGGGAGTCACTTATGAGCAATATCACACCATTTGTCTTCGATGGTCACAACGTCACCGTGATTGCGGATGATGACGGAAGCCTGCGCTTTGTAGCGATGGAGGTGGCTGACATTCTTGGCTACTCCGACGCATATGAGATGACGAAGCGCCTGGATGACGACGAAAAGCAAAACCGGCAAATCGCCGGTTTTGGGCCCCGGGGTGTAACGATCATCACAGAGTCTGGACTTTATGACGCAATCCTGGGTAGCTCTAAGCCCGAGGCTAAGCCGTTCCAAAAGTGGGTGCGCGCCGAAGTGCTGCCGAGCATCCGAAAGACTGGCAGCTATACAACCAAGGTCGCCGCGACGCCACTCAAAGCAACTGCCGACGCTGCCCGGGCATTTGCGCCGCTGGTCCGCGTTGCCCGTCTGCTGGGATGCGACAAGAACGCAGCCGCGATCAGTGCGAATCAGGCCATCTATCAGATGACCAACATCAACCTGATGCAGCAGCTAGGGCACATGCACCTGGAAGCGGAAAGCCAGGAGGGCCAGTGGTACACGCCGACGGAGCTGGGCAAAGTCATTGGCGCCAGTGCGCGGGGCACCAATCTGCTGCTGGCTGAGGCGGGGCTGCAGATGAAGCTGGGCGAAAAATGGGAGGCTACCGATGCTGGCAAGGACTTCTGCCGCCTGTTTGACACTGGCAAGAAGCACGGTAGCGGTGTTTCGGTGACTCAGATGAAGTGGTCTCGCACCGTGATACCGCTGCTTGGGGAGCGTAAGGAGGTCGCCTGACCAGCTAGCGCTCCATATCAATGCAAAACCCGCTTCGGCGGGTTTTTTCTTTCCGCCACTTGGGTTTGAGCCCGGGTGGTTTGTTCGCGCCCGCCATGGGCATCACTGAACCCGCTTGAGCGGGTTTTTCTATTGAAAGAGACGTTATGTCCAAAATCCATGAAATCCGTAGCGAGCGCGCCAAGATCAACGACCGCGTGCAAGCCCTGGCCAAGCTGGAGGCCGAAAACGGCTCTCTGACTGCTGAGCAGCAGACAGAGTTTGGTGAGCTGCAGGCCCAGTTCGAAGCCATGTCCGGCCAGATCGCGCGCCTGGAGTCTGCTGAGCGCATGAACGCGGCGGCCGCAGTGCCAGTCTCTGCCGCCGCGGATGTGACTGCAACAAAGACCGTGCCTGCCCAGCCCAAGCAGTCCGAAGCACCTGGCGCCGGCATGGCGAAGATGGTGGTGGCTCTGGCCGCTGCCCAAGGCAATCGCCAGGCTGCGGCGCAGCTTGCCATTGAGCGCGGCTACGGCGAGCATATTGCCGCTTCGCTGAATACGCTGACGTCGTCTGCCGGTGGTGTGCTGGTGCCTACCAATCTGTCCAGCGAGGTGATCGAGCTGCTGCGCCCCAAGTCCACGGTGCGCAAGCTGGGCGCGCGCCCCTTGCCTCTGAACAATGGCAATATGACCATCCCGCGCCTCAAGGGTGGTGCTGTGGTTGGCTATATCGGCTCTGATTCTGACGTGCCGGCAACCCAGGGCGAGTTCGACGACCTGAAGCTGTCGGGTAAAAAGCTGGCGGCCCTGGTGCCCATCAGCAATGACCTGTTGGCCAACTCTTCGGCCAATCCGAATGTGGACGCCATCGTGGTGGGCGACCTGACCAGCGCGCTTGCGGCTCGCGAAGACAAGGCCTTTCTGCGCGATGACGGTACCTCCAACACGCCCAAGGGCCTGCGCCACTGGGCATTGGCTGCCAATGTGTTCGCGCCGACTTCGGCCACGCCGACGCTTGCAGAGGTGGACTCTGACCTGAACAAGGCACTGTTCCGCCTGGAGAACGCCAACGCCAACATGACCAGCGTCGGTTGGGTCATGAACCCTCGCACCTTCCGCTTCCTGGCCTCCATCCGCGATGGCAACGGCAACAAGGCCTACCCGGAGCTGGACAACGGCTTCCTCAAGGGCTATGCCGTTGCATTCACCACGCAGATTCCTGCCAACCTGACTGTAGGGGCAGATTCCAACGGCTCGGAGCTGTACTTGGCCGACTTCGGTGATTGCTTCATCGGTGAAGACGAAGGTCTGGTGATCGACTACTCCAAGGAGGCCACCTACAAGGATGGCCAAGGCAATGTGATCTCCGCCTTCCAGCGCGACCAGACCCTGATTCGTGTGATTGCCAAGCACGACTTTGGCCCCCGCCACGTCGAATCCATCGTGGTGCTCAAGGACGTGCAGTGGGGCTCCAGCTTCGGCTAAGCCCGCCTTGTTTTGACCTGCTCTGGCCGCTGGCCGGGGCGTTCAAGGAGTGAGTCATGGAAAAAGTAGTCGTACTGTTCACCAAGCCCTTCGGGGCTTACGCCAAGGGCGACCGCGCTGGCTTTGATGCGGACGCGGCCAAGCATCTTAAGGATCTGGGTGTGGCCAAGTCTGATGCTGAGCCTGATGCAGACGAAGTTGAGCAAGAGCTGGATGGTGTCCAACCTGCCCAAGTTGGCGCTGCTGAGGAAAAATTGCAGGAGCTGGCACCCGAGCAGCCTCCTGTGGAGGACGCGCAGCAAGCGCCCCAGGCCTCCGAGTCGCAGTCCAAGCCAGCAGGCAAAGCGCCCAAGAGCGCCAAGGCATGATTGCCCAGTACCTTGGCGATGAGCCTTTGACACTTGCCGAGGTGAAGCTGCAATGCCGAGTGGATGGTGACGATGAGGATGCCTACTTTGAAGGCGTCCTTATCCCGGCCGCACGCGCGCTGGCCGAGGAGGTCAGTGGCTCGGCCATCCGCAAGGGGCGCTATATCGAGCAGGCCAGTGACGCAGGCCATTCTGTGCTTGCCCGCGGCGGCGTGATCGAGGTTGAGAGTGTCACTGTCAGCGGCGACGCTGTGCCTTTTGTCGTTGTGCAGAGTGGCCGGCGCACCTTGGTTCAGGCATCGGGATTTGTCGGCAAGGCTGCAAAGATCACATACACAGCAGGTATCGACATCACGACGCATGCCGGCGTACGCGTCTGGATGCTGCTGGTTGTCGCCTGGCTCTATGCCAATCGTGAACTGATGGGACAGCGCGAGGGGGCGAAAGCGCCTCCGCACATCAGCGCTGCTCTCTTGTCGAGCATCAACGTGCAACCGGGGTTCTGACTATGGACGCAGGAAGTCTTCGAGACCGCATCCACATTCAGCGCCGCTTGACTGGTGGCGGGCTTGGCCAGCTATCGAACAACTGGGAAGAGGTTGCAAAGGCCTGGGCAAACATTCGCTTTGCCTCGGGCAGCGAAACCGTGCGTGCAGGGCAGGTGGCCAGCAAAGCTCAAGCCAGTATCCGAATTCGATGGCGCACTGACATCAAGGCTGATATGCGTGTTGTCTGTGCAGGCGTGGAATACAGCATCAAGGCCGTTTTGCCAGAGCGGCAGCGCCGCGAGTATGTGGACCTGGTGTGTGAGGTGACCAATGGCTAGGGGGGCAAGCTCCCTGATTGCCGCAGTCGATTTTTCAGGCCTCGAATCGCTCTTTGATGATCTGGGAGATGCAGCCGAAGAGGCGGCGCGGCCTGCGGCACAGGTGTTCTACGACACAGCCAAGATCAACGTCGCCAGAATCAAGAAGCTCTCGGGGAACCTGGGCAAGGCTATTTATCAGGCCTTCTCACCTGAGAACAGCGGTCAGGGCGTTGCTGAATATCACATCAGCTGGAATGCCAAGACCGCGCCGCACGGCCATCTGCTGGAGAACGGATTTTGGCAGCGCTACCAGGTGGTAATGACCCGAAAGGGCTGGGTGACGCTGGCACGGCCGGAGAGCGCCGGCAAGAAGAAGCCGAGGCGCAGAGCCAGTCAGGCCGAGAAGGATGCGTACTATTTGCCCCGTCCGGGTGGGCCGGTCTACATCCCGGGCAAGGCTTTCATGCGCGGCTCGCTGCGCGCGGAGCCTGCGGCAGTGCTGGCCTCTGCTGACGTGCTTTGGCAGGCTTTGGAAAAGGTGAAGTGATGGATGAAGCTCTGCATGAAGCCATTGCGGCCGTGATCCCGAACTGCTTCGGCACCGTGGCTCCGGCCAATGCGCAAACGCCTTATGTGATCTGGCAGCGCATCGGTGGCGAAACCAGCGAATACTTGGACAACGAAGATTCTCAGGTTGATGGCGCTGATGTGCAGATCCGGATTTTCAGCCCAGAAATTCTGGAGCCCAAGCGGCTGATGCAGCAGCTTGTCAGCGCATTGCGCGCCCACCTAGATCTCATCGTTCGACCGATAGGCAACTTCCGCGACGACTACGACCACGATATGGATCTTTACTCAGCTGACCAGGACATCCGCGTTAGCTACTGACTTCAACGCCCGCAAGGGCCAAACAACCCGCCACGGCAATCCTGGCGGGTTTTTCTTTGCCTGAAAGGGGCATATCCATGCGCAAAGTTCCTCTGCCCGATGGGGCAAAACTCAATCTGTACACCGCAGCTCTTACCGCCTTGGCCGCTGGTGCAATGTCCAATGCTGCACATGCGGTGGTGACAGTGGCCAATACTTTGCAGGCAAAGGCTGTAGTCGTCATCACCAGCGAGGACTACCCTGAACTGGAGGGCCGCGTTGCCCGCGTTAAGGCCGCGACGCCCGACAGCGTGACTCTGGACGGTGTTGATACCAGCGATCTCACAAAATTTCCGATGGGTGGAGAAGTATCGCTGATCCCTCTGGTTGCTGATGAATGGCAGCGCCTGCCCTATATCCCCAGCTTCGCGCTGAGCGGTGGTGAGCTCAAGACTGGCAGCAGCAGCTATCTGGACGTTGAAGACGAGCAGGAATTCAGCCAGGGCCGCTCGGCGCGACGCCTGGAATACACCATCAGCTGGAAGCAGGATGGAGTGGCTCGCGCCGCTCTGCAGGCATGTAACGGTTTGGATTCAGTGCATCGTCTGCAGTTCAAGGACGGCTCCGCCAGTTACTACGTGGGCGAGCTGGCCTACGACGATGTGCCCAGCACAGAAAAGGGCAACGAGCAGACCACCAAGTCCACGGTGCTGCTGCGTGGCGCTCCGACCACTCTGGCTAAGGCTGCTTGATCATGAGCGAGCAGATTGCACGCCAGATCGTGCTGGGCCAGCGGCCCAAGGGCATCGTCCATTCCCTCAAGGTCGCCATGCCGGATGGCACCGAGGGTCTGCTGCCCGTGACCTTCCGATACCGCGATCGCGTGGAGTTCGGTGCATTCCTCGACGGCATCTTTGCTGTAGAGCCTCCGGCGTTTGATCCCGCTGCAGGTCAGCCCTCTACGCAGCAGCAGCGAGGGGTAGTGCAGATCAACGGGCAGTACATCCATGGGTGCTTACTTGAATGGGGGCTGGATGCACCGTTCACCCTGGACAACTGCATCCAGCTGGCAAGCGAACTGCCAGCAGCGACCCAGGCCGTGATGAACACCTACAAGCAGCTGTGCATGGAGGGCCGCTTGGGAAACTGATTGCGGCAGCGCGTGCGCGATACATGCAGCTCCCGAATGCCCAGTACCTCAAGGAATGGGGATTGCCGGTGAGCCAGTACGCCGACATGTTCAGTGTCCAGGTCTGGCCTGAAAACTGGACTGCCTGGTGTCTGTTCGATGCCCTGCAGACGCAGTGGCGCGTCGGCGCCGGCGGCGTGGTGGGGCTGGACTACGGCGTGCTGGCCGATGAACTTCGCGCCCGCGAAATCCCTCATGAAGAGCACGACCGGCTGCGCGCCGAGGTTCGCGTCATGGAGGCTGCCGCACTTCAAGAAATCTATGCTGAGGCTGAAAAATGAGCGATACCGACCGCCGTAAAGTCCAGATTGAGGCCTCGCTGGACGCCACGGGTGTGCGCGAGGGGGCGGATGACGCTCTCAAAGCCGTCAAGGGCATGGCCAACGGGATGGAGAGCGAGGGCCAGCGCGGGGCGAGGGGCATGAAGCTGCCGGAGGAGCAGTCGAAGCAGACCGCTGCGGCAATGTCTCGTGCCGAAAAGAGCATGGTCGGCAGCATCCAGCGCGCCACTGCCGCCATGCAGTCTGGGGGAAAGGTAGGAGCCGACTACTACGACATGCTGGCAAAGCAGCGTGGAATCTCAGGTGACGTCCTCAAGCCATATATCGACCAACTGCGCCAGGCGGAGGCTGTGCAAAAGCGCCTGAGCCAGTCTGGCCAATATGTCATGAGTGACCGCGCACACTCTGCTGCGATGCGTGGTGTTCCTGCGCAGTTCCAAGACATCATCGTGTCGCTGCAAGGCGGGCAGAACGCCATGACGGTATTCCTGCAGCAGGGCTCTCAGCTGATGTCCATGTTTG